TTTGCTGGTAGTAGCCAGCGGGGAGGTTGCTGATGTTTTCAGCTTTAGGATTCTTTTGCCACCATCTTCCTGCGCTATAGATGCAATCGTTAGCCTCAGGATTTTCTGGAAGTTCTGCAAGATCAGCTTCGATGACTCCTCCGGGCTGTCTGAAGAATTCCCACTTAAACGCCCCACTCATCTTCTCCTTTTCAGCCAGCTTAAACCACCAATGGTCATCATCCATTGGGTTCGTATCCAATATAATGCCGTGCCAACTAGCACCGCCGTCCCTCTTAGTCGGGTATCGTCCGACTCGGTGTGTCAATCCGTCGATCACTGCTTTGGGTAGTTCCCGTGCTTCGTTGACCCATGCACCTGTCAACTCCAATGAAAGCAGCTTTCTCACATCCTTTGGCTGATCCAGCGCAAGAAAGATCACCTCGCAGTCGATCCCAGCGGCACCATCTCTTGCTGGCAGCTTGATGTGGTGGGTAATCGGTGGTGTCCATAGCAGGGGGCCAAAGGTATTCTCTGGGAACAGGTCAAGCCACGTTTTAATCGTCGTGGTCTTTAGCATTGGGTAGCTGTTTCTGACAATCGCAAAGCGGCTGTACTTGATGCCGTCAATCGGAGAAGGCTTTTGCTGTACGGCCTTCATCATGATCTCAGCACAGCAGGCGTAGGACTTGCCTGATCCTACTGGCCCCATGATGCCACGAACGAATGCTTTAGATTGCAGGAACTTCCACGCCATTGGGCTGGTGGAAAAGTCTAAATTCAACCCTGTGACGGGCATCTCCTTTGTGCCTGCATCTTTAGTTTTGCTCACGGACTTCCTCTGCGTCGATGATCTCAGGCGCTTTGACGTTAATGCCAATGACGCTCGGTTTATCTGACTCCTCGGCAGTATCTAGCAGTCCCGAGGCTTTAGCTAAGATGCGCAGAACGCCGACTTTATCGTAGAGTTCTATATCCAAAGTACGCACACAGCCGCCTTCTTTGTCGTAGCGCTCGTTGACTTTAATGGACTTGATAGCTTGCAGTGCGTGTTCAGGGATATCTTTACTGGCTTTGACTTGTATATTGCCTTGGGTATCCCACTCCATGATGTCGGTGAGTTTGGTATTAGCAATAGTCAGCAGGGCATAGGCGACAGCTTCCCTGTTCTTGGCGATGGTTGTGGAGCCTCCAAGTCGTTCTTGGACTTTACGGACTCCACCCCAGTGTTTAATTGACGGTATTTGTTTGGTTACGCTCATTATTTTTAATTTTGAAACGCGCTTTTTAATCGATCAACAAACATATTTTGTTCAGACGTTGCAACTCCAGCGGAAGAGTCGCCAGATAATATTCTGGCTGCGATTGTTGCCCGGCGCTCATCTTCTGTGGCATTGCGATAGGTTGTTGTATCAAGAAAGTTTTTTTGTTGGTTAGTCAATTCAAAATCAGGCTTGAACTCAGGTTGGCGCATCATAATGCGGCTTGCCTCATTGACGGCAACGGATTGGTATTGGTCTGGATTCAGATTGGAATAGGGGTTTAAAATAACCCGGTTATCTTCTGTCGCCATGCCTGCCACATTAGCGTTCTTTTTAAAATACTTGAGTTCGCTGGCATAGGGCTTTCTCATCTCAATGCCCTTTGGCAAGCGGATAAATCCAAAGTCTTTGTCCATACTGTCCTCTTTATAGGTTGTTGGTGCTGGCTTGGACTTTAGCGCAGCTTATAGTGCCTCAGACGGTAGTCACCAACACGGATGAGGACTGCGCTCGGTCAATGAGCCGCTTAGTCACTAAGGACACTCGGCTGATTCTACTGATTCGATCCGGACTCTCCACAGCAGACCAATCCTCATGCGTGTTAGTGCCGGTCTTTCCCGGCTGTCTGTATCAATTACAAGTGGTATTACAGTTACCGCCATAGCAGCAAGTGGTGCAGTAGACGCATTGTCCGCCGCTGCAATAGGTGTTGTAGGTGCAGGCTGCGTAGCTCATAGTTGCGGTAGCTGTTAGCCAGAGTGCGATGAGATATTTCATATGGCTCCTTTTTAGGATTATTAGTCGGGTACTCGCTGCACTGTGGCTGGCAGTTATCTAGATTCCAGCTACCCATTTCACAGCATCCGCTTTCCCCGGAGAACAATATATCAGAGTTTTTTACCTTCTTTATTTATTTCAGCGTGACGTTTTTTATGGCACGGCTGGCAAAGCCAAACGACATCAAGAGGTTTGTCATAGTCTTCATGATGGGCCAATGACTTTTCTGCGCCACATCTGGTACATGGATTTCTGTCCAAGACCCCGGCTTTAATAGCCCGGCTGACTGCATTGTGAGCCTTATCTCTCCGTTTATCAATTTTTCGCCAAGCCGAGGAAACTTCTTGAGCTGCCTTCTGCCTTTCAGGAATCTTTGCCCGATCCCGGTCATACTGGCGCACCCTTTCAATGTTTTTTTCACGGTATTCAGCCGCCTCCTTTTTAGTACAAACTTTGCATTTATTTAAATGACCATCAGCCATTCGGCTGTGCGGATAAAACTCAGTCAATGGCCTGACGGTCTTGCACTTAAAACATTCCTTTAAATGAGTCATGCCGAATCCTTTGTGCTAAAATCCGCTTTCCCCGGAGAACAATATATCAGAACGGTATCTCGTCATCCATATTATCTTTTTTATCGTTAGGCATATATCCATTGCCTTTATCTATCGAGTGCTGGGTAGGTTCTGCTGGCACCATCTTCCCTAGCCGTACCGAGTAGAACAAATCCCCGTTCTTCGTCTTCTTTTCCCAAGCCGACAGGTAGAACAACTGCCCATTTAACTTCATCTTCCCAGACCAGTCCGGGCTATTCTCATTCTTCTTCTTGTTCAGGAACAAATTACCATTGTCATCTTGCAACTCATAAGGCTTATTACCATAGTTCATGTGGCTCTCCAAAGAGATTACTAAAAGTTATTTGCACAACTGTGCCTATCTACTATACTTCATTCAAGGGGCTATGACCCAGCCCTCCCGTCGGTAGCTTGTGACCAAGGGAATAAACGTGGCGAATAGGACGGTACTCCTTATTCATACCCCCGGATGGGATCAGGTAGAGAATATCGGGACACATAGTTCTTGCAGAGGCTGGCCCCTCTGTTAGCCTAGATAAACTAGAACAAGCATCCAGTAATGGATTTCAACCATATTTTTTTATATGGGTTAGGTTCTTATTGCCCACCCCGTGAGGGCCTTTCCTTCGTAGCCAACGCCTCTAAGCCAGCCGTCAACTACCTCACAGTTATATATAAAAAAAGTCTGCAAAATCGGTTCTTCAGACTTAATCGTTATTAAGACTTACCCCTGACGGCCAAAAAACTGGGGAAAAATTGAGCGGGGTACCCACCGATACAGGCGGACGGTGGGGGGAGGTAAGGGTGGCCTCACGCTGCGGCCAGTCTGGCAGCGAACCAAGCAAGCCGATGTGGTGGCTCTCTGCGATACTGCTGCCAGTCTGCGAATACCTGCTGCAAGACACGCTCGAATGATGCCCTGCTCAGGCCAGCAGCACACATCGACACGGCCACCTGCCTGTCTTCAGCCGTTACAATCCTGACAATGCCAGCAGACGCACAAGACTTTTTCCATAACGCTAAAACATCATCCACACTTAAATACGAACGTTCGTTCTTTTCTACCGTTACTGCAACATTGTTAACTGTCTCATTACCTTGGTTTAACAATTCGGTTGTCTTTCTTTCTTGCCAAGCTTGCAGGGTAGGTGGCAAGTCTTCAAACTTGACTGAATCCATCAGCGCATTGTTTGACAATGTTTCATCATAGATAACACGGATGATCTGCGCTGTCTTTCCGTGACTGTGATTCTTGACTACCTTGAAATACCCTAGTTCTCTCAGAATCCTTATCTGTCTACCTGCTGCCTGCCTGCTCACACCTAAAGCTTTCCCTACATTGGCATGAGACGGCCAGCACAAGCCAGCACGGTTTGCATAACTGCAGACGGTTAGCAGCACTCTCATAGCCGCTGGCCTGATCCTTCGGTCATTCGCTGCTCTGATCGGGACTATTGAATACCTCCGCAAATCCTGTGGCCTGTGCTGCTCGATCAGTGGCTTCTCTGGTATCTCAAAGCTTTGCATTAATCATCCTCTGAAGCTTGTCTTCGGTACTCTCATGCTGCCTGCAATACTCCCTGATAGCTTGCTCTGCAATACTCACCCGCGAGCGTCTCTGCTGCTCTGCCTGCCTATCAAGCATTTCCCGGACATCTACCCGCAATCTCAATAATGTTGCTTTCTGTTCCATAGGCGAAGACTATCATAAACAACCTTTTCCGATAGTAACAATCAATTACCATGACAGCAGGAAAATCGACTACATTAATGGTTCGGGCAATGCCTGATTATCAAAACGTCAATTAACCTAAAAGGATACCTGACCATGAAACAATACGAATTCGAAGCAATCAACAAGACACGCGGAAACGTAGAGCGTATCCGTGCTACTGCCAGAACCGAAGCAATCGCACGGGCACACATCGTTAACTACTACGGACAGCAGTTCGATATCATGCAATCCTGCTGCGATGTCAATAAACCGCATCAAGTACTGGGCGAAATAGACTGTTCAGACGATGCAGACGGTGAATATATCTTTGCTCTAATCTTTAAAAAAGGCCTTATCTAATCAACCCGCCCCTTCGGGGGCTGTCAACCCTAAAAGGAAACGACACCATGAAAGACTCAACCGCTCTCATTCTCGCTTCAATCTGTCTCAATATGCTTACCCTTGCTGCTGTCATCAGTGGCTTGCCAATCCCTGCCTCTGCTGTCTTATCGTTGTCTGGTGCTGTCCTGCTGGCTGTCGGGTTTATCCATCTTGCCAGAGATAAATAATGAAGCCCTCAATCACTGACATTCTCGCAAGCGTGTTTTCCTTTGCTTGCATTGCTGTATTCCTGTTTATGTGCCTTGCCTATTAATTAACTGTCAACCCTGAAAGGAAATGACATCATGCTAAAAATCTCTGTTACTTCAAAACTTGACGGCATCCGCTCTTGGTCTCTGCAGGCCATTGATACCTGTCCCGGTTCTGTCGCTTCACCCGGCGAACTAGTAGACGCTTGCAAGGGCTGTTACGCCACCACAGGGAACTATCGGTTCAATAACGTCAAGGCACCACGTCTGCATAATCAAGAAGACTGGAAACGGTTAGACTGGGCGGATGATATGTGCCAAGAATTAGAAAAAGACAGGTACTTCCGTTGGTTTGATTCAGGCGATGTATATACCCTTGCCCTTGCTGAAAAGATTCTCGAAGTAATGAAGCGTACTCCGTGGTGCCAGCATTGGCTTCCAACCCGGATGTACAAGTTTCCAAAGTTCCGTCAAGTATTCGCTGAGATGCAGGCACTCAAAAACGTGTCTGTCAGGTTTTCATCTGACAGCGTGACCGGTCAATACACGAAGGGCTTACATGGTTCTGTGATCATCCCGTCTGCTGCTGATGCCAAGAAGGGCATGACAGTCTGCCAAGCTTACGAGCACGAGGGCAAGTGTAACGGGTGCCGGGCTTGCTTTCACAAGCTTGCCAAGGTCATCGCCTACCCAGCACACGGCAAGACCATGCACAAGGTTATATCAATCAAGCTTGCCGCTTGACAGTACCAGAGCATCACCCGGCCCGGTATGCGTACCGGGTTTTTTTACCGCCACATGAACCGAAAGGAGTCACCATGCCCGTTACATTGGCAACCCTCTATGAGGTAGCACCGAACCTGTCAGAACCGGACGCATTACAGGTTCTGCTGCTAGTCAACCTGTCAGCAGAACAGGGATACACAGTTAATCATTCACTCATCGAGCGAATCATTCAGCGAGTCACATTAACATTTTAATAAGGAGTCAATCATGGTCGGAAAAGTCACCCCGGACACAATGCTATCCGCTTCCCGCTTGCCTGCTGTCATGGGTTACAGCAAATACAGAACCCCGAACGATGAACTATCAGCCACCATCGATGCACTCGGAAACAAGACACCCGAAAGCATTAGCAATGAAGCAATGGACTGGGGAAACACGTTCGAGTCGGCGATATTAGAAAGGGCGGCAGTCCGGCTAGGCGTGTCGAATTTAATCACTGAGCATCCCGAGCCTTACTTTCACCCACTGCTAAAGCTTGCCTGTTCCCTTGACGCAACTGCCGATGGAAACGGGATAATCGTTCACAATAACCCAGACCTTGGCATCATGGTCATGGATGGGGATAGCATTCAGCTAGATGGTCGCGGCATACTGGAAGCCAAGCTAACCGCAGTGGCACCAGAGCATAGTCCAGCCCTCTACAGGGGCGTGATCCAGCTTCAGGCACAGATGGATATCACCGGAGCTAAATGGGGCGCTCTATGCGTCTTATATCGCGGCACAGAGCTACGCATC